CCTCGACTCCTGTAACCGGTACAAAAATAATTATCTGAATGGCGCTCTGACCAACTACGCCAGTGGCTTCCACGCCTGTAACATCTACAAGCGCCCCACCCTCTGCCTCTTCCTGTCCAAGTACACCGTTACCTAAAACACCTACTGCGTAAACATTTACTTCACGGCTCTCGTCAACAGTGCCAACCTGACCAGTGGCTGCTAAACCAAATACAGGCACATTAGCCGCAGCCCTTACTACTACATTTCCTACTTGCCCAGTAGCCTCTATTCCTACTGTATAAACATTTACTTCACGGCTTTCATCAACAGTCCCAACTTCTCCTGTGCCTTCCAACCCAGAAACAAGGACATTAGCCGCAGTACTTACTACTTCAGTTCCAACCTGACCGGTGGCTGTTAGCCCAAACACAGGGGCATTAGCCGCAGCCCTTACTACTACAGTTCCAACAAACCCATCACCGTGAACGCCAATTGGGAATACATTAGCGCTAGTTTCTACAATTTCCTGTCCAACCTGACCTACACCCTGCACACCGGTTACGTAATAAGCGGTGCTTTGTGCTACCTGTCCAACCTGACCTGCACCTTCGACTCCGGTTACTTGAACATTGGCTCCTGCGCTAACAAGATCCTGTCCAAGTTCTACCTCAGCCTGAAACCCAGCAGGTTCAATCTCAGCACCAGCAGCGACTCCTACTGGGTCAAGCAAAGCAGAACGAACTACACCAACAGGATAAACATTGACCCTACCTACAACCGTAGCGGTGCCAGTCTCACCAGATCCTTCTACCCCTACTACATAAACATTTGCAACTTGATTAAATGCAACTGTTCCAACTTCACCCGTACCCTCAACACCTGTTACAGGTACAGACTGCCCAACCGTTACTGTTTCATTGCCTAATTGCCCGGACGTAACAACGCTGGCGAGCAAGACATTGACATTAATCTGCCCAATGCCCCACTCACCATGACTCCAACTACCTTCGCCCCAAGCAGGCATCTAGTGCTCTTAGGCAATACGAATAATTGCATTCGATGCATCATTGGTTGGGAAGATGATGGTGAAGTCACCGTCCGAAGCCGTTTTGTCTGCACCAAAGTCCAACACACAGACCGATGCATTGGTCAGCGTGGTATTAGCATTGCTGTTTGCCGAAGGAGTAGTGTTATAAATCAGCGCACCACGAGCCGTGAAGTTGGCATTCGTGAAGGTCTCATCGGAAAAGTCAGTAAAGCCTGTACCGGTGTTGGCGTTAATGTTAGTGGTTCCTACACCCGTGTTGGTCAAAGCCTGACCGCCAGCCGTATAGTTAGTGCTAACAGTACCAACTTCGTTAGAAGCGGTGTAAGCAGTTGTGTTTGCATCCAATGTTGCTGAGGATGTGTACAAAGCAATGTTAAACGTATCTGCGCCAGTATCAGCGGACGGACGGAAATCATGAACTCCCAAAAGCAGTTCTGCTTTGAAAGAGGTGGTCATTGCTTGAGTAATAGCCATGTTAGGCTCCTTTATTCATCTAAAAGTTTAATAAACTCAGGATGTCCTGCTTTCCTGAACTTGATAGCCAACGTCGTATGGTGCGACTTAATGGCTTCCTTCATATAAAACACCAAAACCTGACGGATTTGATTTTTGAACGCCTCTGCCTGATCACGAATGGCAGGATGCGTTTGCGAACCTACAGAAATAATTTTGTCCAAAGCCCGTTCTGCAACTTCCTCTGGGGTAAACCCTCGGCCTTGCGTTGTAAGAACCTTGACATTTGCGCCTCCTAAAAGAAAGGCTACTTCGCTCATAGTGCTCATCTAACTGGATACCTCGCTTGTTCGGTTCTGTACATATCTTGACGGTCTTTGCCTTCACCAAGTTGTTTCAACGTGGCAAGTGCCTCATTGTAACGAGCAATATAGTTGTCGTTAACATCTTTCTCGCCCTTCATGAAGGCATATGCTTCAAGTAATGAACCGTAAAGAAGGGCTGAATCACAATTAGTACCAAGCCAAGTTGTTCCAGAGGTCACAATAGAGGCCGGATAGGCGAAATAATGCAACTCCATGTTGTAGTCTGCATCGGGTGTTGGCCCTAAAATGAACGTATTCTCATCAAAAATAGCGTAATGAGTGGGAGCGCCTGTAGCCGTAGGGCTTGGAAAAGACTCCCGAATGTACTCTACGTCTTTGTTTAATAGGTATTCTTGAGACCCATTAGTATCAATTCGAGCCAGTGAGAACGTCGCCAGCCAGTCAGTAGGCGTGGTTAGAAACCTGTTATTAGCCGTGCAGTTACCCGTTACATTCTCCCTTGAAACCGGGAGTTGAACGCTGTTATAGATCCTTTGTTCCGCCTGACGGATAAACGTGTCAATCTGATCTTTTGTAAGAAAAGATGCAGTTGTAGCCGTCGTTGTGTTGACTACCGTATCCGGGAAGTCATTTTCACAATACGCCTGAATGGTCTGGAACAGCGTTGAGTAATTCACAACTTACCCCATTTTTCCGCTAATTTTGCGGCCTTTGGTTGCAGCGCCATAACCACGCATTTCACCAACACCATAAGGATTAATTGGCGCATAGTTTCCTTTGCTAACAAATCCACTAGACATATTCATTTTGTCCATTTGCTCTGCACCAGTTTTATAAACTGAATAAGTTTGTACATTGGTTTGCTTGCCATCCATAGTGTGAGGCTCGGCATAAACTTCAGCACTACCAACTTCCTTCCCCATCATTTTTGCGCTGTACTTAGCCATTATCGACCCCTTCCGGAGTTTTTATAAGTAAAAGACGATACCTTTTGGTTGGCAACTTTTGCCAGCCCACGGCCTAATTGTTTCATCTGAAGGTTGGTTTTACCACCCTTAGCCATCTTTTTAACGCCGTGCATCTTGACCTCATGGCCTTTGACGGCCTTCTTAGCCACCTTTTCCATCATCGGCTTGTCTTTTGATATATCTGAATGTTTCATATGTGCTCCTTAAGTAATTGTTACTGTTACTACGCCTGTCTCACCCGCCCCAATTAAATTATTTGGGATAGGCAAATCTAAAGAATTTCCAAGACCCACAGGGTTCCAACCCCATTGAATCTGCCTACTACCACCTGACGGAGTGCCGTCACTACTAACCGCAGGAGTGTTAGTAGCCAATAACTGCAATCCTGTTAAACCGGCCTGCAAATAACTAGTATCATTACGTGGGTTCCTTAAAGCCTGTGGGTCATCTACCGGATACATCCCCAACTGTAACTGGGGCTGATCCGGTTCCCAACAAGAAGGGCAAACTAATATGTTCACATTCTTGGTCTTAATGACCAAACCCTTCAACTGCTTTAACTTGTACTGGAACCCACAGCGATCACACATCGCAATCGCATTTTTTCCAGAAGCAAACTTATTTCCCATTATTCAATAAACATTCTTCTAGGAACAAAACGAACAGCCGCCTTATCCCTATCCTCTTCAGAGGCATATTGCCACTGTTCAGCATACTGTTCTTTTAATACAGCAACCCTATCAGGAGCAACCTTCAGTGCTAAGTAATATGCCAACCCAGCAATCATACAATTTAGGAATCGGAAGGGTATATCTTCTGTCGTGATGCCATTGCCAGCATCTTGAATTCTTCGCATACGCCAGTAGACGAACGTGTAAAAGTTGCTCTGATCGGGGGCAGGCCATACATAAATCTGAGGATGATCAACGCCAGTAGTCGTATTTGTACCGTTTGGTCTACCGCCCGGAGGGTAGGTAGCACCCGACTGACGGTCTACCCAGACCTGAATAGGGCGACCAGTTGCTAACTTATTTGGGATCGTGGCATAGGTAGAAACACTAATACGGGTGATCGTTAGATCGGCTTGATTTGTACCAGTTCCTGTACGAGTTACGTGCTCAAGAAGATCAATTGTGTCTATCGGGAGTTCGTAAGAAACCTTATTGGCTACGAGTGGGATCTCCCCGTTTTCGATAGTCCAAAGGTTAACTCCACGATTAGACCACTCAACTGTGAGTAAGTTTAAACTGCGTCTGGCAGTCCGAAGGTCGTAACCAGTCCTGATTTCTTTTCCGCAGCGTTCAAACGCTTCCTCAACTATATTGTTGAGGTCTAAATTAAAGGAACTGGTGCCTGACGTGGTCATTTTATTTTCCTATGCGGAGCAACTTTTTTAGCCACGCTTTTAGGTTGGGCCACAAACTGTTTCCCGGCTGCTTTACCGGCTCTCTTGGCTTTCGTGGTCGAGGCGTACTCTTGCGGGGAGAGCGCTTTGATGGCGCTACTTGGGAGGTATCTTTCCCCTGTCGCCTTCGGTCCTTGCGTAGAAGGTTTGCCACTTTTAGTTCTCCACTTTTGTTGAGTCCACGCCTTCAGACTTTGCTGCGGCTTTTTCAAGTTCGACATTCCGTTCCCTCTGTCTAATCTTTCTAAAGTCTTCAGCGGTGCTAATCAACCATTCAAAAACGTTTCCATCTTGATTGGAATCATAGACAGGGAATCTAATCCTTGTACCCACCGCCCGCTTTCTTGTACTGAATAGCCATCATTTGAGCCTTACGGGCACTCCATTGACCCGGAGCACCCCCCTTGTTTCCAGCCTTGATACGTTCAAATATAGACTTCCGTAGCCCGGGTTTGGTGTAATTACCAGCCTCATTCACCTTAGATACCTTGCCGCCTTCAGCGTACATAGTGACCTGATTCGGATCATCCTTACGGGTGATCGTCTTGGCCTTAGGCATCTTAGAGGGGTTTATAGCCCCCATTCCCCGGCTTGGTCTCATTTAACATTTACCGCCATTACGCATTTTGGTCATACCACCCTTGGCAAGAAGTTTGCCCTTGGTTTTGCCTTTTATAGCAACGCCATCGGCTCGCTTAGAGGCGCTAGAAGCACCGCCTGTTTTCATTTTAGCCATGCCACCTTTAGCCATCTTGCCTTTGCCGTCACCAACAAAAGTAGGCTTACCATCTGACCCCATCGGCATACCGCCTTCTTTAAACGACCTTCTAGATGGCTTACCTCTAAGTCGGCTACTTATAGTAGAAGTAATAGTTGGCGTAGGGGCCGGAGCCGGTGCTTTGGGCGCAGGAGCCGGGGGTGACGATCTTCTGATATTTGATCTGAATATTGAGGGCTTCATTTTAAGACTTCCTTTCTCTAGGTTTAACTTTTACAGCACGTTTGGGTGAAACAGAGCCACCTTTTTTCTTAGTGAACTCTTTTCCTACGGACGTTGGTACGCCCACCTTCTTTGCAAACTTTGGGTTATTAGCCACCGCTTGCATAAATCGTTCTTGCTTGGCTGATACGCTAGGCACGAGTTTTACCCCGAATCGCTATACCATCAGCCCGGGCAGAAGCAGACTTTACCTTTCCACCTTTTTTATAAACTTCAATACCTAATTCACGAAGTCTTTTCTTCATTTCTTCCGTAGGCGCAGATTCACCGGTCATATCAACCCCGGCAGATTGCATACCAGAAAGTAATTGAGCCATTGGGCCACTACCACCACCGGAAGAACCTCCGCCCGGTTGTGCCTCTACTGTTCCAGATTTAGATCCAAATCCCATATCACACCACCTTTCCACGGGTTTTACCTTTAGTCGCTATACCATCAGCCCGGACAGAAGCAGATTTCACTTTACCGCCCTTTTTCATCCCAGCAATGGCACTAAAACCAACCGGCTCGCTAGAGCCAGTAGCAGTAGAAGTGCCGTAATTAATGGTATTAGCCATACCGTCTACTTCACCCATAAGTTCGTTTGCGGTATCAGCAATGCCAGACAAACCGCCACCTTGGAAACGTTTAACTTTCTTTTTCATACCATTTTCCCTTTAGTCTTGCCACGAATAGCGCAACCATCAGCGGATTTAACATACCCACCAGATCTCTTGACTTCAGACTTTTCCTCTTTAGGCTTTTCCTCTTTAGGCTCTTCTTTGGGCTTTTCCTCTTTGGGAGGACGCTTAGGCGAAGACAACATAGTCCCTAAAATACCAAGGATTTGACCGGTATTCATGCTAGACCATCCTTCCACGGGTTTTGCCACGAGAAGCAATGCCATCAGCCCGGACAGAAGCAGACGATACTTTGACTTTTCCACCTTTTTTCATCCCACGAGATTCACGCTTTAATTCTGATGCCGCAGCGGCCTTCTCTGCTTGATCACGGTTATATGCCGGACGGTTGTATTTCTTCTGCAAATACTCTTCTTTCATTTTCCCACGAGGAGTACCCAAAAGCATATGGACATCATCGCCTATAATTTGAGCACTATCTTTCAAATCCTGTGCCCCGGCGCTAAAAAAGTCACCAACCTTGCTTCCAGCCAGTGCTGCACCACGCATAGCACCACGGATGCCACGAGTCATAAAATCCTCGTTGGGGTCTACCTTAGACTCCTCGATCATCTTTGTGCGCTCTGATTTCATTACTTACCCCTTTTGCATAAGGAGATCAATTTTTGCTTCAAGTTTGTTAAAGCGTTGGTCAATGTGTTCAACAAACTTGTCCATTTCTGCTTGAGTGACGTT